GCAGCGTCCATCAATGCTTGCATCTTGCGGTCAGTAAACATTTCTCTCTGATTGCGCAAGAATTCTTCGTCGCTTAACCCAAAAACCTTTTGAGCGATCCAGCGCTTAGAAAAATATCCTTCAGTGGCAGCAGACGCTACACTAAACCTAGTATTCCACGACTCCAGTTCTTGAAGTTCCGCAATTTTCGAAGGATTATTCAAGTAAAGATTAAAAGATATTAAATCATCACCTCTGAATCCCAAAGTATACAAATGAACAATCCCTATTTTTTCTAGTTCCGCCAACACAGAGCGCTGAAGTCTCTGAATGGTGCGGGAAAAGCGAATATCCTTTTGTGCCAAAGTAGATTTATCCTCTTCGGCGCCTTCGCCTGCCGATAGATAGGATGGGGGAATTTTAATGGCGGCAAAAAGTTTATCTCTCAAATACTTTACGTCATCAATGTCGGCAGTATAAGTGCCTCCCGGTAGCGATTCAATCTTTGTATTGGTTTGTCCACCTCTTACTGGGAGGAAATAATCTTCTTCAATGCTCATGGGATTGTATCTTAAATCCACACGTCCCGTATCCTGGTTAATAACCTGATTTCTTTTCATCTGAGTGATGATCTTTTGCATGTATTGTTCGACATCTTCGGGCGCAATTGCACCGACATCAATATAGAACACGCGTCGCTCGGGAGAGCGAACAATTCGATAAGCCATCATGGCATCTTCTAAAAGAACTAATTGCCTCCAAATTCTTCGAGCAGGTTCTAAGACGGAAGATCCATAAGGAGCATACTTGTCATTGCCTAAAATTCTAAAATGAGCGATTTGCCAATTTTCAAAAGTGATTCCTCCGCTGTTCCACTGGTATTGTACATAGTTTACATTGGTCGGGTCTTCACCTTCCAGGCGCTCTATCTCGTTGGTGGGCAACGCAATTACACTCTTAACTCCGATGCCGTCATCGATGTCTAAATACAAAAACATGTCTCCATATTTACACATGGTGCGGCACCATCCAAAAAGATTGAAATCTACATTCAAAACCTGATGGAACAGAGTGTCCAAGACGGATTTGATTTCTTCGTTGGGACATTTGATGCGCAACATATCTTCAAAAGATGTAGAAGTGGTCATCTCATCGGCATAAATATCCATTGCCGATGCCAGTTCCGGCATATACTCCATCTGATCAAAATCAATATATCGCTCGGATCGCTGCTGGTTAGAAATTGCCGTCGAGTTGATACTCTCAAAAGGATTGTAAGTGGTCTTTTTAAAATTCTGACCACTGGCCGATTTAAATCTATACTTATCTAAATCTTGTCTCCGCTGATTGCGGATCATCTGCGTCTTGCGAGTAACTAATGGTCCCGAAAATAATCGGGTTAATCTCCTAAATAACGTAGAGTCTGAATTTGCAGGATTTTTTGTATTATCTGCCATAGTGTTTATCCTTTATATAACCAACCATATTCTGATCTGAGTTGTTTTTCTTCCTCGATCTTGTCATGCATTTGATCTCTCTTGTATCCCGACATTCCCTTAATACAGGTATTCATTTGGGTGTTGGCGTGTATCATACTATCCAACATTGCTTTAGCATATTTCATGTCCCTCTTGGAAGCAGTCATTACAGTATCTCTAACCCAGCATGCAATAGCGAGACTCATAATGAGATCATCATTATAACTTCTCATTGCCTGTGGTCTTCCATTGTTCCAAACAAAGGTTTTAAACTCGCTCACTGTTCGAGCAGAATAAATAGTAATCATGCCGTTCCTTATGAACTCTTCCATTTTGGCAACAATAAGTGGTCGTGTTTTGGACGACGTAGTAAATCCAGGGATGGCGCTGTTGTGGCTTTCTGCCGTGATTTGATCTACATATTCGTGACTAGATTTCATAGAATGATAGAGGTTGGGATATTCTAATTCTGTCAACTTTTCTAATACACTAAACCCAATGTTATTATTCTCTACCACGAGCATGCAACCGCCGTACTCTCTCCCGCTAGAATCGAGCAACGTGGCGAACATGTCCAAGTTTGGTTTCCCCTGATATTCAGCAACCACTTCCATCGTATTTAACTTAATCACATGAAAGACAGAATAATCCCTTCCGTCACCTCGGGCAACGTCGGAAACTAACAAGTATTCCGATCCCTCTTCAAACTCTTCCCAAATATGATAGTTTCTATCAAACCCTGTTCGATGCTTGGGGTCCTTGACTGTTGCCAACATCTTCTGTATATCTTCGGGGTGGATGACTGTTTCCCCGGACATATTAAAATTACACTCTAGTTCTTGTGCGATGTCGCGCCGCGACATATTCTTCGTCTCTCTCTCGAACCACTCTTTGTCTCGATCAGGATGGACATCCCACGCTAATCTGGTGGTGAAGAAACTATTTCTTCCTTCTTCGGCATCTATATAGTTTTGATGAAACCAGTTTCCTACACCATTGGGGGTAGAAAGGGCAATACATCGACCGCCCGTAGATAGGGTGGGATAAAGCGCTTTCCACATCTCCTCTAATTCTGGTACGTGTGCTGCTTCGTCTACTACTAACAAAGACAATGCTTCGGAACGACCTGCGTCAGCAGAAGTAGTAGATGCCTTAATTTGAGATCCATTGGTCAACTCAAATGCTGTCCTATTGTCAACATTGATATCCGATATTTTAATCCAGTCGGGCATGTTCTTGATCAATGCTTTAACCTTCTTCACTAGATTGGCCGCAGTAGAAAATTTTGTGGCAACAACTAGAATATTCTTTTCTCGGCGGAACAACATTAACCACGCGATGTATCCAGCAGTAATAGTTGATATTCCTAATTGGCGCGCCTTTAATATGATGTTGAACCGATGGTCATTAAAATTCTTTAATAAATCAGTTTGAAAATCATAAGTATTGAAAGGGATAAGTCCCCTATCGGGGTGAGAAATCTTGGCATAATTATTTAAAAAGTAAACCGGATCTTTACCGCACTTGGTAATTTCTTTCTTGACTTCGCTTTTAGAGATATGATATACCATAACATTTTACTTACTTCTTATTTCTTCTTCGTTTTTATAATCCAGAATGGTTTGGAGCATTGCTGCTACCACCGCAATCTTTTCTTGAATCCATCTTGGCGCCTCTTCTTCACCATCATCATCTTCGAAAACCGGTATCATCTCTTGTACCAATCTTCCTATCTTGTCCAGGTGTCTTTTGACGCGCACCCCCTGATCACTCTCCGCATGAGAGTGATTTACTTCTTCTTTGATTATTTGTCTTATGCGATCTTGAGAGATTTTCATATTAAGATTTTTCCTCTTTGCGAGTAACATTCTTAGGTTTTTTAGATTTTGTTCCGAGTGCTAACCAATCTCTAATAGATTGATCACATAACTCTTCACCACTAGGATTCTTCATATCGACGCCATCCATTCCCTGAATTTGATATCTCATCTGGGCCTCTACCCAAGTGTGGACTCTGCTCGTACTCTGGACGCTATAAGTCATTTCGCCTACGGGTTTGCACTTAAGCGCTTCCCCAACTACTTTTCTATAGTGCTTCTTAACAAATTTAAGAACGTCGGCCAAGGTTTGCTCAACGTCTTTTTCAAAGTTCTTATCCTTCAGTTCCTTCACAGATACTTCACCCTCATAGTTAACTAAGAGAATATTACCGTTAAGAGATAAACCAAACCCGTCATTAACTCGCTTATCCGTAAGCTTCACGTCATAACCGTTTCTCTTCAGTCCCGTCTCTAATTCTTTGCCCTCATCGTCAGTGGCGCCGTCATAAGAATCGGCCATTACTTGCGATATACCTCTTGCAATTTCTTCCACAGTTGCCATTATAATTTCTCCTTTCGTTGATCCAACACAGATTGTCGAAGTTCTTTCATTTCTTTAATTAATCCCATCAAATCTTTTCTAACCCTAGTGCCGGCAGAAACATTACCACTATCACACTTCTCAGCGTCTCTTGTTAAAAGAGATACCATCTTTATAAGTTCATCCACCCTCTCGCTTATCATCATTCTCACTCGCCTCCGGTCGCCATCCCTGTGTCCAACGCTCTTCTCTACCTTCCACCCACCGTATATAACATGCGTAACAACAATCCCATTTATTAAAATAAACCTCATTTCGCATGCTAAAAGAGTATTCGTCACAGACCGGACAAACAGATTTATTATCTTTAGTAAGTAGTTTTTTATCCATTAAAAAACCATTGTATTCTTCCTTCTCTCTCGGACCCTTGCTTTTCTCGTTCTTAGAAACCTCTTTGATCTGACTAATGTATTCCTTTTCTTTATCCTGATCCCAACCAGAAAGAGGATTTTGAATCGCGGGCGCGCCATACTTCTTCTTAATCGCCTGCTCAATTTCCGCAATCTTGTCATAATCTTTACTCACTGGATTGGCTCCGCGTTAACTGTTTGAATTGCTAAATAAAAGATCGTGAGCGACATTACGACTCCGACCACTGAACCGCCAGCAAACCAGAGCGGTCCCCAATCGGTACCGGCATT